TCTGACTTGTTGTTAATCCTGTTTTATAAAAGTGTTCTTTTAACCAAATAATTTTTCTACCTTTATCAATCGCAACCTCTACTAATGCTGAGGGATCAACACTAAAACCAAAGTCCAAACCGAATATTGAATCTATATCCTTATTGAATTTACCTACGTTCCAATGAGTAAATATAACACCCTCTGCTCTTTGTAACCAACCACCCAATATTTGATGCTTGTATTTTTCAGGTCGCCTTGTTTTCATATCTTCTATTTGAGATACAAAAGATTTAGATAAATGCTCTAAGTTATCTAAGTATGTAGTATGAATATAAGTTATATTATTTTTATTGCCATTAAATCCATCAGAAATACCTCTGTTTTGAAAGAATCGCTGATATATCCAATTCTCTTTTGTTGTAGGGTTTAGAATTAATATACATCTATTTGGCACTCCTTTAGCTCTAATACTAAAATCTATTTTATCAAAACTTTCCTCATCTGTTAATTCCTCTGCTTCATCTAACACAAACGTAGATACCCCTTGAATTGATTTTAGCTTTGCAGTTTGATCTCCACTTGAAGTTCTGATACCAGAGAAGTATATTGAACTGCCTGTTAAATTATTTATGATCTCAGTTTTGGTTATGGTAAATTGATTTACAATACCCATTAATTCTAACTTCTCAATAAATTCAGGTATAATAGACATACCTGCTGAAGTCATCGTATAACGAGTAAATAAGATCCTATGTCCTTTTTCAAATGTTAATAATACAAGAAAGGTATTGACTGCAAATGATTTCCCACTACCACGACCCCCTGTCACGACAAAATATCTATTCTTTGAATTGAATAGAGCTTGATATTTTTTATTCAGGTTTAGGTTTTTCATCTATACTTTCTGGCTCTATATCTATTGTTGTTTCTTTTTCTAAGAAGTTTATTACAGGAATATTTACTTCTGTTTTAATATCTAATTCTTTGCTTTCTTTTGGTTTACCATACTTATACTCCCATAGTAATCTCATGTGTGGGAAACTTTCCTTTGCCATTTTTGCCAATTCTAACCATGCTTTTTCCTCACTACCAAATACTTTTTTCATACTTTGTAATGCAAAACTACTTAATTTCTTTTCAGTCGCTTTAGGTTTTCTTCCTTGCCCTCTTGAGATGCCTTTTACTGCACCATTGTTTTTACGACCATCAGGTTTCTTTTTATTTAATTCTTCCATTGTCCTTTGCTTATTAATTGTGATATAATTGAATAATTGCCTAAGTCCTGAAACGTATCAACTAACGATTCATTATTAGCTTTTCGATTCTTAATAATTAGATTTTTCCAACGACTAATCTTGTCATTCATTCTAAACCATAATCCACTTAGAGCAAACTTTTTCCCATCTTCTGTGTCTAAGTCAGCACCTGTACTTATATTACTAATGCCATAATCTAATTGTTTTTTAGCAAATAATTCAAATTGCTCTAGCATAATCGATTCATAATTCTTGTATAAATTAGGAGATTCCTTTTTCAACAAGTTCCTGTATTTGTTCTTCATATCCTTTTACTTTTTGTTTTATTTCTTTATTATGTAATTTATGTATTAATTCTAAAACACTATCAACACTAGATTTATTTAAAATATCTGCTTTTAGTTTTATAAAATCTCTTCTGCTTCTATAATCTTTTTCATCCATATTCATAACAATAGTGTTCATCATTTGATTTAACTTACGATTGAATTTAATATAACTTTCAAAATTCTTGATATAATGTATAATAGTAGCATGATTTATTGATTTATTGTTTTCACGGAAAAATTGTACAATTTCCCTATATTTCATTTTCTTATATTTTCTTAATATATAAGACAATAAAGCCCTAGCTTCAACATATGCTCTTCTACGAGTATTGTCAAATATATTTACTTTAGATAGCATGATGATCTCATTCGCTATCTGTTCCTTTGAATTTAGCATATCTTCTTATTGTTAGTGATTCTCTATACTCTTCGATTGCTTTTGCTATACCTGAGCAACATTCATATTGCTCCTGTTCTTCATAATGTTGCAGTATTAAAACTATATCTGTTAAGGTTGTAGTATGTGTCTGTAAACACATTAAAGTATCCTCATAACATATATCCTTATCCAAATACAATATACCCATTTATAAAGTTTCTATAACTAAGTAATCATTTAAGTTAAAATTATTTTTTATATATCTTTCGTAGATGTTTATAGCCATCTCAACTTTTTGCTCTCCATTATAATAAAAATCCTCACTTATATCAAATATACCAATTTCATTTGTAGGTGTTTTATCAATGGTTATGTATCTAAAATCTTTATATGATTTGCCAAATAAATTACAATATATGAAACATTGACTGTCATAATTATACATCTTTGCACTATACTTGAATTTATTAAGATCGCTTGTAGATTTTAAATCTATTAATAAACTACCTAAAGCATCAGCTTTTGCTCTAAAAGGATAGTCCATTAAGTAATTTATTTCTGGCACTTCAAATTGACAATCAGCTATTAAATCTCTAGCATCAGGACAATTATAAAACCGATCTCTCATCTTTAATGCTTTATCCCTATCTCGAATTGTAAAGACATCCCACCTTTCAGCTTTGGCAAGTTTATATTGCTTATTTGCTTTGGTTGCCACATCCAAGAACAAACACTCATTAAATTTATCTTCTTCTAATATACTTGCATGGAATAAATATCCCTGAGCAAGTGCATCAGATTCAGTAGGTAAATCATCTTGTTTTTTATACTCTCTTGGAGATTTCAGTAATTGGCTTATTGCACTACTAGACAAACATGCCTTAGACAAATAACCATAATAGAATTTATCTTCTATTGCTTTTTGGACAAGTTCGTTTCTATCCCAAACTTCGCCATCTAATGTTGTAAATAATTCTTTCATTTGCAGTTATAATTAAAATTTTGTGTGTAATCTAATTCCCAACAATCGCCTGAGATATAATAATTATACACTTCATTATAACCATTAATACAAACAAAGACATACTTTACATAGTTATCTCCGTATTCTACATGGTAAGGTTCTAATCTAGGTGCTGAAGGATAGTAATTTAAATCACAATTTTCCTTTGTGCAACTTTGAGTAAACATAATTAATAGTAATAAAATTATTCTCATTGCTTCATTGTTTGAAACAAATTAAATAATAATTAATTAATTACGCAAGTTTAATTGAATTTCTTTTTCCAAATATCTATTGCAACTGCATATCTTTGCTTAGGGTCAGGATATTCTATAATCATCTTGGCATTATTCATAAATCTGCCTAAGAAACTTTCTTTTTGCTCGTATCGTTTGGGTTTTAGTAGTGGCATATATAAATAATAAATAAGGTTAAATTTGTTTAAAATCTACATTTTTTACAATCCCATTTCTCACCGAGCTTGTTTATGTAGTGTTTAAAGTTGTAATGGTCAGAGTAATAAATCCATTTTTTATCATAATAAATTGCAGTTACTTTACATTTATCTAAAGGTATGTTTTCCTCATCACTATCAAAATCATGTTCAACTTTTAGCACAATAGATTTTTTAGTGTGCCAAGAATTACATAATCTTTCTAATAATAATCTTTGACCTGTTGGTATCTTCTTGAATTTATATTTAACCTCTATTAGAATTAATACTTCATTATCAAATTCTAAAACTGCATCAATATCGCTAGGGTGCATATTGCCATTTTGCACACCTGTAAAGTCAATGACTTGTCTAACTTTTTTTCTATTTCTGATTAAACTCTCCATTGTATTCGTTGTATAATTTTAATAATGTTTTATGTAGATTATTCTTAAAACACGAACTACAACTTGTCATTTTCATATTTTGATGAAATACTCTGTTATAAATATTTAATAGTTTTTGTTGTGTTTTTGGATGAATAGTGCTTTTCTTTTCACTAAAGTATTTGTCTAAGTAATTAAATTCATCTTCATTTAAACATTCTGTAATCTTATAAGGAAATAATTTATTTAACCTATCTCGCCTAGTATCACACCCACAATCCTCTCCGAGTACCCACTTAGCTACTTTGTCTATTCCTGTTTTCTGAAACACTTTCTCTAAAGTATCTCCTAAACCCCTACTTTTTATACTCTCTGTACTCTTCTTCAGAGATTTCTCTAATTCTTTCTTTGGCATTTGTTAATGTATTAAATATTGAACTTAAACTTATTTTTGTTTCTTTACTTATATCTCGCATACTCATTTTAGTATTGAGATACAATTTAGTCATTTTTTTGTCATACCAATACCAAGTATTGATTTCTTCTTCAATTTTATCTATTAAATTATCTAATTTTATTTTCCTATCTATATTTTCAAGTGCTTCTTCAGGGTCTTCAATCATATACTTTGCCAATCTTCTACCATCATTCTCATCTGTAATTTCACTAAAATATATCACTTTACGATTTTTAATGTTTTTACCTGTGTAATAAAAATTACTATAATAAATATTTCTAAGTGTTATGTAAACATAAAAAGTATTTATCTCTTTATCATTAAACATTATTTTTTTGGCATCTTTTACATAATCTGTAATTCTTAAATACATCTCTTGCACAATCTCGTTTGCTTGGTCCTCTGTAATCTTAAAACTCTTCGCTATACGAATCCAATCATTATGTTTTTGTGCCAATAAATCAATTACTCTCATCAATAACAGATATAATTTGTTCATAAGAATTACACACATAATACGAACCTTTCCAATTAGCTTGGAATTCAAGTTCATCTGGTGTAAGTTTCTGTTGAGATTTAGATTTACTACCATCTTTAATCTCTATTAGATAGTTTCGATTATCATATCCTATAATAATATCTGGTGCTCCTTTGCCTAGTTGATGAGTGTGTAAGATAGTACAGCCAAACTCTCTTAGCTTGGCGACTATCTCCTTTTGGTTAGCATCTACTCTTGCTCTTCTTCGCATCGAATTTTATCTATCTCAACAAATGGTGTTTCATTATTGAAATAGTATCTCGATGATTTTCTATCGAAAGTTATGCCATGTATCTCTTGTGGATAACCTACGAGTTTTTGCTTCTTTATTTTTTGACTGCCAAAGATTACAGATGTATCTGAAAAATCTAAAGCCCTATTCGGTCTCCAAACAAATAAAACATTATCTGCTTTATCTGAAAATGTACCCCCACCTTTTATTTTATTCAAATCAGGTTTGTAATATCGGTTGTTGTCATCTTTTTGTGGTGTTACTTGATGTGCCACCAAATGAATAGATATTTTATTTTCTATTGCAAACCTTTTCAATTCACTCATAAATCTACTGATATACAAATCTTCTCTTTCACCATGTTGCATCCTATGTTGAATTGTATTGTAAGGGTCAATTATCAAAGAACGAATACCTTTTGTTCGGACTAAAAACTTAGCCCTCTCAAATATATCTTCTAATTTATAACTTTTTTTTGGATATATAACAAAAAAGTGTCTTTTCATAAATTCCATACCATATCTAAACTCATATTCATTCATGTAATTATTCTCATAAAAAGGGTCAGCACTTTTGCCAATATATGTTTCAATTAAATCATTAAAAAAATCATTCATTGGCATATTCTCAGGACTAAATACCCCGAACTTCCAACCATCATAAACTGCTTTTAATAATGCCAACTGATTCAAAAACATACTTTTTCCTTCATTTTGATAACCTGTCCAAATATTAACTTCGCCATTTCTCCAAGTCCATGCTGAATCTACACTTGGTATATAAGTTGTTGTTCCTCTTTCCTGTCCATTTCTATAACTATCTAGCATTGAATTAGCAATGTCTTCAACACTAAATATGCCCTCAACTTTTGGGTTATCTGCTACTTTTAATCTATGCTTTAATGAATCTACACCCTCATTGATTAAAACTTCATTGGCATCTTTATATGGAGCAAAATCTACAATCTTGCATCTTTCAGCACCAAATCTTCTAACCAACTCTTCTTGTAAATATCTTCCATTATCATCATTATCTACTGCAATATAAATCCAATTAGCTTTTTCAAATACCTCATAACTATTTGAAATACATTCTAACTTTTTATCTAAGTTCTTATCATTAACATTCGGTGCACCCATATTAACTGAAGTATGCCAAGTAATACCAGCAACCTCCCAACTTAATGAATCTATCTCTCCCTCACACATTATGATTAATTCTTGATTTACAATCCTATCATAATTATAAACTATTGGCAAACCATTTCTACTTTGTGTAAAGAATTTGTCATTAATGCCACGAGTTTTATAGTTAATCAATTCTCCATTTTTTAAATACGGAAATACTATACTTTTGCCATCCTTAGATGAAACTATTTTGTTGGCATCTATAACCTCATCAGTAATACCTCTTTTATTAAGAAACTTTCTACATCTCTGATTTAACTTCTTTAAGTTATTTTTTACAGGTTTTTCGTACACTTTTTTCATTGGCATAAAATAATCTGTTCTAACTATGCCACTCCATGAACATTTGTGGCAATTATATAATCCTGTTTCAAGATTTATACTTAAACATAAATCGTTGTAATGTTCTTTGCCAATCTGTTTACAATTCGGACATTTGACTTTTTGCTGAACACTTTGTCCTCTTGGCAATATACCTATTTTTTCAAATTGTTGTTTCATTGTTTGCATTGTATTACACTATGTATTATATTATATTACATAGTGTATTATTATTTATTATATATTACACTATGTATTACAGGGAACTGACTAATCTTGCAGTTGCACCAACATAGATTTTTCTTTGTTTACCATAGTTTCCTATGCTCTTTGTTTCTCTTTTGATATAATCCTTGTCTTCTAGTTTTTTTAATACTCTGTATAATGTTCTATCATTGAGTTTCAGAGCATTACATATTGATTCATTTGAAGCATAACAATAATTTTTCTTAGTTGCCAAAGAGGTTATATAAGATAAAACGACTGCTTCCTGTATTGATAAATTCGTATTCATAAATGCTAAGTTAATATTAATATAATTTTTCATTGTTTTCAGTATTTAACCTCAAAGTGCCTAGCTTTAATAAACTTATAAAAACCAACACATGAAAAGACACTAGGCACTCTAAGATTATATTAAATTAAAATGGTAGATTCGGTTCAGGTTTTGAACTTTGTTCTACCTTTTCTTCTGGCTTATACTCATCTAACCAAACAGAGTGAGTTTTACCATATTGGTCTGCTTCCTTTTTGTTTCCAATGGTCAATCTTAGATACCTTTTTCCATTGTAATCAAACCAAGCATCTTTTACCTTGTCTTCTGCAATAGTAAAATTGATTAAATCGTAGTTTCCAACTTTTTTTCCACTACCTACATACTTTTTTTCGTTCATAATAATTAAATTTTATTTTGTTAATAATTGTTCGACTTCCTTACTTACTTTGTATTTTTGTCTAACATCAGCCATAGTAAACCCCTTCTCTTTAATTGCTTTTAAAACATTGTTAAATTGAACAGAATCTTTTTGTAACCATTGTTTAGAATCGGTTAATGTGCCCTTAGAAGCCATTTTAGGCACTTTTCCGTGCGTATTAGTTGCATCGGCATCTTTAGTATCATCTATTAAAAATAAGCCGTTTAAAGCGTATTTTCTGGCATA